GTCTTTAAAAGAAAAATATAAAACAGACGGAGAGTCAAGTGATTTAGATTACATTGCGTCTTGTTTCAAAAAATTTGGAGCAATTCACAAAATGCCATACGCTTGGGTTTTAAAAATGGGTTCTATATGGTATAGATATAAAACCTATAAAACAAATAATGTTGATATCTTAGATTCTGCTTGGACAAACTTTAACTATAAAGTTAATTTTGACCCAATTACAAGTTCTGATACAAAAACATATACATTTAAATTTGATGGTGTTAATAACATTAAATTACAAGATGTTAATAATAATATCACCAAAATTCAAACAGGTTTCTATCCAAAAGTAATTAACGATTTTAACGTTTTTTATAATGGATATGATTTGTATAGTGGTTATACTGATACCGAAATGCAGAGGAGTATTGATGAGGGTGTTAAAGTTTATAACTTTGCGGATTCAAACATAAATGCTCAGACAATTGCCTTTCCATTAATAACACCCATACAATATTCAAGTATACAAACTTGGTCTGTAATTTTACCTAATAATACTTTTGACCCAACAAATTTGGGAAATGCTTGTAATCCAAATGACAACACAACCGCTGCGACATATTACGTGGTACCATCATTTGGTACTCAATTTAACCAAGTAAATACTGAGGTTTTGATTGCGGGGTCTCCTGTTCGACCATTCCTTAATAACCAATCAATATACAACGGTTCTGTGAGACTACTTTGGTCTTCACCAAATTATGGTTATTTTGATAACACACAAATATCAAAACCACAACCAGATGCATATGTTAATAAAATTAAAACTGGTGCGACAAAACAATCGGCATTCAGTTTGTTAATTGATGGGGATTATTCTAAAATTGAAGAAATATTTTCAGTTTTTGATAAAAAAGTTTTAGATAAATTTGAACAAGAATTTTTAAACTTTTGTAAGCCTGTAACTAATATTGATTTAGGACCGCAAGCGGCGGTACCAATAGGGGCTTCAAATGTTGACCCAAATGCGTTATTTAAAAATTTCCAATACTTGTTTAGAAGTATGATGGAAGTCACTGGTAAAAATGAATCCGCAACAACTGGAGAATATTTTAAAACTATTGGGGAACAACAATTAACATTATTCTCAAGTACAATAAAATCGTTTTTAGAATATGATGTTATTTTAAAGTATGGTAACCCCGCGGAATATAACAGAAGGGTTATGGCATCATATATGGCTCAAGGTAATGGAAATTTTCCAATATTAGACCCAATCAATTTTAATCCGTATATTAAAGATAGTTTACCTTCAAAAACTAATACAATCACTCTTGATTTGTCTAAGTCAAGATATCCTCAAGCTTGGTTGGCGTTAGAAACAGAAGTAGGGTTTTCAACTATTCAAAATTTAATATATGACAATAATGGTTCTTATATTACAGATTTTTTCATTGAAAATAATATTGAATTTACGGCAAACAATGTTGTGTTATTAGCTCCAATAATTAAAATGTATGCGACACAAAAACTGTATACACCAACTTTATCACGAGCTGACTTTAAACGTAGGTTACAAACTTACTTAGGATTGACATCTGAGTTTCAAAACAATATTTTAAATCAAATATTAACTCAAGTCAGACTTAAACTACCTGTCCAACAAGAGTTACCTGAAAGGGTAATTCAAAGTGTTATTAGCGGAGAACAAAGTAAAGTTGAAAACTATGAAGTCTTTAAAGCGTTAAATGATAAATGGGTTGCTGGTTCAGACTACACAACAAAAACATTATTTGAAGATTTCATGTTTTTAGATAGAGCATCAAGAAACATTGGAGATACAATTGTTGTAGATATTTTTGACTTAAAAGATACCTTAAGTATGAATTCACTAAACATGGAAATGAGTGTTTTTGTGTTCATAAGTGGAATGTTAATTAAGAATAAATTTAACGTTATGCCATTACCTGCATATGTTAACTTTTATAACATACAAGACGTAGATGGTACAACAATACCACAACCTGAAGGTAAGTTAGAATTTGCTGACAATATGTGGGGAACATTTTTGGATGTTGATTATAGAAAATCGGGACCTAAAATGGTTTGTTTTTATGCTGGTCAACCATCAACACATTTAGATTTACCAAAAGGTAATTCAAGATTTAGGGATGATTCTTTTGACTTAAGAAGGGCTTCTGACAATCCTTTAATTGAAAATCTTGTTGGTAAAAAAGACTACGCCACTTCAAACAAATGCGTTGGATTCAATGTGGATATTGGAGTTAGAAATCAAAATATCTTTTTTTCATTTAACATTGCGATGGATGGAGGTAAAGCAACTTCTGAAACAATTCAAACACAATTAAACATGGTTGACCAAGCTTCAGGTAGAAATGTTGCAACTCAAAATGTTAGTTTATATAACTTATACAAACAAAGAAGTTATCAATGCCAAGTTCAGTCTTTAGGTAATGCGTTATTACAACCAACAATGTATTTTAATCTTAGACATGTCCCAATGTTTAATGGTCCATATTTTATAACAGAAGTTAACCATAATATTACTCCTGGTAATTTTGTAACAACATTTAATGGCACTAGACAAGGTATATATGATTTACCTACGGTCGACAATTATTTACAAAGTATTAATCAAAATCTATTAACTAAAATTGAGGGTCTTGTTAAGAATTCAAAAGATGGTGTTGCAGGAAAGGCGATAACAAATATTGATAAATCTAAATTTATTACTCAGGCTGGCGATAGTACCGCTGCGGCACAAAATTCATGTCGTAATAAATTAGCGAGTGAGTATGAATTCTGGGGTGACGGTCAACCTGCAACGGCGACTAAAATAACCCAAGATGAATTTGTTACCGCACTTAAAAATAAAATTCCAAGTAATACTAATTTACAGGTTCTTATTTATGCAATATGTTACGCTAACACATTTAACCAAAATACTTTTGTTGGTTACAATAACAATTTTGCGAATGTACCATTAACAAATAACTATAATGACAATAGTGGATTCTTTAGTTCTAAAAAATATTCATGTGTTAATATACCAGGTTTAACGGATAAGACACCACAACCAGTGGCTAATTTTGATAATATTGACAGATTTTTTGATTTTATGATATCTAAATTACGTAAAAATGTTAATAGAGTCTTTGGTGAAAATGCGATTGGTATTACTAAATATTATGTATGTTATTGGCCTGTATCAAATATTACGGAATCATATTATGATAGCCATTTAAGTGAGTTTACAAAATTAGATGCGACTTTTAGGGCGGCATTTAAATCTGCAGGACCTGCGGGATTAAATGTTGAATCGGTAACACAAGCAAGGGCTGATGATGCAAAACAAAAGAAAAAAACTGCAGAAGCCAATGCTGGTGTTACACCAAAACCAAACAATTTGAATACAACTACAAATGTAGTACCATCATGTCCTCCACCAACAATAACATCTTTCTCACCATTAACAGGTGTGAGCGGCACTATTTTAACTATTGTTGGAAATAACTTAGATGAGGTTACAGGTGCGACTATTAATAATGTATTAACAACTACAGGTATTACAATTTTCAGTAAAACTAGAATTTCCGTTGTTGTCCCACGTAGTAATACTGTTGTTGCTCAAAGTACTCCAATAATATTGAGAGGTGTTCATGGTAATGGTACAAGTTTAGGTAATTTTACTTATAACCCAGCTCAAGTAACGCCAACCCCAAGTAATCCAAATAATACAAATAGTCAACCACAACAAACAGGTGATATAGTATTAATTGACCAAACACAAACAGCTCCAAACAGCTCAACTACAAGTTTAGTTGTGAATGTTAACCCTCAAGCGGCATCAACTAACACTTGGACATTACAACAAAATGTCACAATGATAGTGTCTGTTTATGATAATAACGTTGTTAATAATGTTAATACAGAAACATTGAATAGAAGTGTGACTACAACCGTTTCAAGTTATGTGTCAAGTAATACATTTACCATGACATATGCGAATGTTCAAAACATGCTAATCACTAACCCAATAAATGAGTTTAAAACAACTCCTGTTACTTCAACTCAAACGGTTAAGATTAAATTTAAATTAACTGCGGTACCAACAGACAAAGTTAAAAATCCTCAAAACGTTCAACAAACATTTAATTTTAATTTTATTCCAACACCATCAACAACTCCAACATTCCCAGAACAACCACTATCAATAACGTATGAAGGGACAAATAGTGATATTACTGGAAATGGACCTGAATATTTTAACATTACAAAACCTGACAATAGTGGGTACATTACATTTAGATTTAACGCACCAGGGTTCCAAGACCAAGATTATTCTGATAGATACTTTATAGATTCAAGTGGACAAAGAGCAGCGGTTGATGGTAGAGGAGGTGCAAGCACTAACTATACTTATGTTTACGAGATAAAAGGTAAAGGTGAGTTTAGACTAGTAGTCAAATACCGTCCTTATGGATTTAAAAATCCTGTTGGTGGTCAGGTATTAGTACAAACAGTAACTGGACCTCCATTCACTTTATAAACTAATCGTATATTTATATAGAAACATTATTATGGATATTAAATCAGCATTAGACAATTACCTTGGTAAATCAACTAGATTCTCACAAGAAGATAACGGTGACGGAACTAAACAAGTTTGTGACTTAGATACAGGAGATTGTTATACTGTAAGAGAAAGAGACGGTCTTATTGAAAGAGCTGGACACCAAACAACTGCCAACAGAAAAGTTAGAGTTGAAACTGCTAACGGTATAAAACAATTATTAAACGGATAATATTATGGGTTTAGATAAAAAAATATTAAGTGAAATTAATAGATACAGAAGTATCAACAACTATATAATGGAACAAGAAGCGGTTGAACCAGATTTAGGGGCGTTAGCTCCTGAGGCAGGGGCGACTCCTCCACCACCTCCAGCAGACGCAGGGGTAACTCCTCCACCACCTCCAGTGGCACCAACTGGTTCAGAACCAATTGATGTTGAGAATGACCCTGATGTTGAAAAAATTGATGACGAAGGTAACTCTGATGAGAAGAAAGGTGACTCATCTGATTCGGAAGAATTAGATATTACAGAATTGGTTACAACTCAAAAAGACATTCAAACTAAACAAGATGACTATTTTGAAAATTTATTTGGTCAATTGAATAAATTGGAGTCAAGATTAGGTGAGATGGATGCAATTATGAATAAACTTAACGCTCTTGAAAATAAAATTGAGAAGTATAGAGAAAAGACACCTCAAGAAAAATTAGAGTTAAGAAGTTATGATTCATACCCATTTAACCAAAAACTTTCACAATTTTTTGACGACAAACAAGAAGAGATGGAAAAAACAGGAAAAAATGATTATGTTTTAACTGCTGACGATGTAACAGACATTAACGTTAACGACATCAAAAGTTCTTTTCAAGGAAATGGATTTAAAGATGAATTTCAATATAAATAATATTAAATAACATACAACTTAAAGCCACCCAAAAGGTGGCTTTTTTATTTGACAAAACCAGAAAATTAGACTATCTTTGTAAGACAACTTAACAATTTAAAAAATAAAAAACATGATGAGTTCATTAGACGCCGTATTGGCACAGTACGAAAAAGCACAACAAGGGGGCGGGGCCCAAAGTAAAATGTCGCAAGACGAAAGAATGAAAAAGTATTTCGCTTTAATCTTAGGAGATAAAGAGAAATCAGGACAACGTAGAGTACGTATCCTACCTACACCAGATGGTTCTTCACCATTTAAAGAAGCTTGGTATCACGAAATCCAAGTAGGTGGACAATGGCAAAAATTCTATGACCCAGGAAAGAATGACAATGAGCGTTCTCCTTTAAATGAGGTTTATGAAGAATTGATGTCAACAGGTAAAGAATCTGATAAAGAATTGGCGAAACAATATAAGTCTCGTAAATTCTATATCGTAAAAGTTATTGACAGAGACCGAGAAGAAGACGGTCCAAAATTTTGGAGATTTAAACACAATTACAAGAACGATGGTATCTTGGACAAAATCATCCCAATTTGGAGAAACAAAGGTGATATCACTGACCCTGAAAAAGGACGTGACCTTATCATTGAATTGACAAAATCTAAAACACCTGCAGGTAAAGAATACACAAGTGTATCTACTATTATGTATGATGACCCAACGGCAATACACGAAGAAAAAGTTCAAGGAGATTCTTGGATTAATGACGAGTTGACTTGGTTGGACGTATATTCTAAAAAACCTGTTGACTATCTTGAAGCGATTGCTCGTGGAGAAACTCCAAAATGGGATAGTGATAAAGGTGGTTATGTATACGGTAACGATACCGAATCTACAACATCTATGGGTGGAGCTAAAAAGGCTGAAACAAAAACACCTATCGTTGACCCTCAATCAAATGACGAGGTTGACACAGACTTACCTTTCTAATTAAACAAAACACATCATGTATGGTATCTTGTATGGTACCATGCATGATTTAATTTATACAAAACATGGCAATAAAGAAAAACGATTTCAGTTCAGTTAAGAAGAAATTCTCAACTTCTGCAAAATACAAACCCCAAAGATTCTTTGACTTAGGACAAGACTTCTTAGATGCGGTTGGATTACCTGGTCCCGCTATCGGACATTTGAATATGTTCTTGGGTCACTCAGACACAGGAAAAACTACAGCGTTGGTTAAAACTGCCGTTGATGCTCAGAAGAAAGGTATTCTACCTGTATTCATCATCACAGAACAAAAATGGTCTTTTGAACACGCAAAACTTATGGGTTTTGAATGTGAGGAAGTTGTTGACGAAGCAACAGGTGAAGTTGATTGGGATGGTTTCTACATCTTCAATAATGACTTTGACTACATTGAGCAAATCACAGACTACATCAATAGTTTGTTGGATGCACAGGAAAAAGGTGAGTTGGATTATAGTTTATTGTTCTTATGGGATTCTGTTGGTTCAGTTCCTTGTAAGATGACTTACGAAGGTAAGGGTGGTAAACAACACAACGCATCTACGTTAGCAGACAAGATTGGTATGGGTATCAACCAACGTATTTCAGGTTCACGTAAAGCGGATTCAAAATATGAAAACACATTGGTTATTGTTAATCAACCTTGGGTTGAATTACCTGACAATCCATTTGGTCAACCAAAAATCAAAGCAAAAGGTGGTGAAGCCATTTGGTTAAATTCATCTTTGGTATTCTTATTTGGTAACCAAAAAGGTGCGGGAACAAACAAGATTACTGCAACCAAAGATAAGAGAAGTGTTAAGTTTGCAATTAGAACAAAAGTTTCTGTTATGAAAAACCACATCAATGGATTGG